GGCCGGCAGCGGGTCATCGTCCCAGTGTTCGCCGTCCAGCCAGTTCGCCGGGGTGAGCGTGTAGCCGGGTTCCCGGTTCGGGTCGGCGGCGTACCTCGACGCCTTGGCGATCAGGAACGTGTTGTTGGTTTTCCTCCGCGCCTTCCGCCAAGCCTCGAAGGCCTTGCGTTTGCCGGTCTTGCGTGGATAGGTCTGCCAGAACTGCTCGAACTCGATGGGATAATCCTCGTCGGCGCTCTCTGCGGCCCCCTCGGCTTGCGAGGGGGTTTGGGGGAGAGAGAATTCTTCGTTAGAAGAATTCTTTTGGTTATTGGTTATTGGTTCTTGGTTCTTGGTTAAAGAGTCCCAGCGTGACTCGGGTGTGACATTCGAATTGTCACGGCGTGACATGCTTGTGACATTCGTTTCGTCCCAGCGTGACTCGGGTGTGACATCGGCTTCGGAACGCTGCTTGCGCTTGCGGTTGCGAGCACCCTCCGCCCTCGTCTCCACCTGTTCGCGGCTGGACTGATGGGAAAGATAATCGTGGATGCGGTAGGAGCCGTCGTCCGAACGTTCGAACATGCCGACCTTGATCAGCGCTTCGATGTCCTCTTCGGTCGCGTTGAGCTGGTAGATCACATCGTCCTCGCTCATCACGCCGTCGTTGAGCACGTCGGAACAGAAGGAAATGGCCATGCAGTACACTCCAAGTGCGCTCGGACGCATACGCTGTAGCTTCAGCACTTTCGTGTTCGAATGGAAGCCGTTACTCAGCTTCCCGTAGCCCTGTCTGACCATCAGTCCGCCTCCTTTCTCTTGTCTCTTTGGTATTCGGCTATCAATGCCAGCAGTTCGGGGCTGGCGGCGATTATCTCGCTGGGCTTCAGCCCCTCGCCATTGGTCTTGGGTTTGCGGTGGTAGCCGCCACGCAAACCGGTGCGACGGCTGCCACCGATGTAGGTATGAGGGTTAATCCTGGCCATCGTCCGGCCCCAACGCCAAGCCGTCGTTCAGCAGGAGCGCGAACAATTCGAGCGGCATCCACACGAGCATCGGATTGGAGGGCACCGGCCTCGATTCGCCGCGCAGCCGGTTCGCGAGCTCGCGGCGAATCCGGTAGTCCGGTCCTAACACGTGCCCCATGTGAGTGGCGAGGAAACGTTCGAGCGTTCCGATGTCGAACACGGCCATCTGCCGGGCCATGCCCTTGAGGCTTTTCACGCCCACGCCCCTGCGGTGTTGGATGAGCACCCCGTAGGGAGTGTCCATGTTCGCCATCTCCACTTTGAGCTCCCGCCAATGCTTGCGATAGTTCGGCATCTTCGTGTCCTTGCATTCCACGCACACCGGCTCGCCATGGAACATGACGCCGATCAGATCGCCCTGGTCGGCGTTGCCATGCAACGGCATACGGTCGATGCGCGTGTCCTGCAACGCCCACGCAAGGTAACGCACCGTCCACGTCTCAAGGCTCGTGCCCTTTTTCTTGGCGGGGTTAACCATTCTGCTCACCGTCCTCGTGTGCGGCTTCGATGTCGATGGTCTCGAAGTTCGGCTGCTCGGTGGGGAACATGCTTTTGAGCGTGTCCATCGTCTCCGCGATGGAGAACTCGGAACTGCATGAGATGTGGTCGCCCATCGTGTACTCGAAACGCTGGCCGCAGACACGGCACCAGCGCGGCAACGGGTTCCGTTTCAGCAGCTGCTGCGTCTCCCTCAGGTCGGTGGTGCCTTCCTGAGCCCATACGGGTTTCTTGCAGCGCGGGCACAGCGACCAGGGGGGGCGTTTCACGACCGGTTTGGCCGGCGCGAACAGCTTCTTCATGGCCTTCTCCGTGGAACCGAACACCAAGGGCCACGAGTCCATGATCTGCTGATATCGTTCCTCCGGCCGGTCCTCGAAATCATCACGGAACCGGTTGAATTCCTCGATGCCGTGGAAGATATGGCTCGAGGCGAGCCACAGCAGGGTCACGGCCACGTAGTCGGGGTAATAGCGGTTAGGTTGCACGCTGACGCGCACGGTGGTGTCGTAGGAGAGTCCCGCCTCCGCGTCCAACGCGCTGTAGGACACCTCCATCGAGTGTGCGAGCGTAATCAATTGGTCTTTTTCAGCGTTCAATGTGATACTCCTCTTCGGCTTCCTCTTCGCATTCCGGGCATGGAATCGGCCGTGCCGGGTACAGCGTGCAGCCGTGCTTCGGGCAGACCGGTTCCACGTCCGTCGGCGTCTCATCGTGATACAGGTGCAACATGGTCAGAACTCCGGGTCGCTTCCGCCGTTGGCCCACGGGTCGGAGGCCGGAGGCTGCGCCTGCCCCTGCGGCTGCTGCGTGTAACCGGCCTGCGTGCCGTAACCCTGCTGTCCGCCGTTCTTCTGTCGAACGTTGGTGATGGCGACGGCGCTGGCGTTGACGTTGCAGCTTGCGGTAGCCTCGCCCTTCTTGTTCGTGTAGGCGTCGAGGCCGCTGATTTCGCCCACGATGGTCACGTCCACGAACTGGTCCTGATTCTGACGCAGTTGAGCGATCTGGTCGAACACGGGGTTGAGGTTCGTGTAGCCCGCAGGCCACACCGAGTAGTACTGTTCCGGCTGGCTTTTCCAGTTGCCGTTCCGGTCACGGTAGCCGGGCGACACCGATACGCTCAAATACCGTTTGCCGTTCTGCGTTTCTCGCACGCCCCACGCCGTGCCTTGGATGATGATGGTCGTTCTTCCCGTCATGGCCTACTTCCCTTCCTTGACGCTGGCCTTGAGCTCGCCTAGCACCTTGTCCAATTCCGCCTCGCTCAGGTCGGCGAACGATTCCGACGCCATGCCGGTTATCTTCGCGACCGTCTGCAAGGCCTCCTGTTCGTCGGTCACGCCCAACCGTTGGAAGCGGGCGATGGCCTCAGCACGCTTGGCCTCGACCGGGGAGACCTCGGGCTGGGCTTCCGGCTGCGACTGTTCCGGTTCCTCGGGTTCGTCCACGCTCGCGTCAACCGGCGAATCGTCCGCAGTCACGGTGGGCAGTGGACGGAACACGTCGGAATAATCCGGGGTCTGGTCGTCGCTTGCGGCCGCGTCGCGGGCCTCCACGCTGACCGGCAGGTAGGGGAACGCGCGGCGGATTACCGTCTTCTTCGCCATGGCCTCATAGTCGGACTTCCACGGGCTGACCGCCTTGCCGTAGCTGGGGCTGCGTTTCGCCGCCGCCTCGATCTCGTCGGCGTTCATCACCTGGAAGTAATGCCCGCCGTCCTTGAAGTTCGCGATCATGTACACATGGGTGAGCTTGCCGGGCTTCGCGCACGGCACGTGCCGCAGGTCCTCGTTCAGGCCATAGCTGTAGGTGAATTCGTCGCACTCATGGACTGCTCGGGCGCTGATGTCCCTGATCTGGCCGCTGCGGCGTGCGAGGTCGATCATGCCCTTGTAGCCGATGATGAGCGTGGCTTCCTTCTGGCCGGTGCGGTAGTTCTTGTTCCCGTAGGGCAGGATGTAGGCGCGTCCCAATCCGTCCACGTTCGACGGTTCCAAGCCCAGTGCGGCGCATTTCATGAAGCACGACAGCACGCTTTCGACGGAGCAGTTCGCCAATTGCGGTTCGCGGTTGATGGTGCTCACGTACATCTGGTAGAGGCGCTGCGGGCTGAGGTTGTTGCCGATGACGGCCGCGATGCGCGGCCAGCTCCTCTCCAGCAGGCTTTTCATGTTCTGCTGCGGGTTCATCGGCTGCATCTGCGCGTTCTGCGCCTGTGTCGCTAACTGTCCCATATCGGGTCTCCTTTACTTGGTTTTCTTCGGTTTGATTTCGCTGAATCGGAAGGTGCGGCCCTCCCACGGCTGCACGACCCGCGTGTAGCCCTTGCGCGTGCTGTGCTTGTAGGTGGCCTGCATGTTGCCGCAGCGCACCCCCTCGTGGTCTCCGATATAGGGGAGTATGCAGTCCTGCAACTCCTCCTTGCGGGCCTTCAGCGCGTTGAGGTCGGCGGCCGCCTGCCTGTAGTCGGCCATGAGCCTGCGCAGATCGGTGCTGTCGCTCATGTCCTCGATGCCCTCCGAAGGCTCCGGGTACGCCTTGGCCACGTCCGCGCCGGTGAGGGCGGGCATTTCGTCGCGGGTGACGAAACCCCAGAAGTCCTCGGCGGCCTTGATCACAGCGTGAATGTCATCCTCGTCGCGCTCGAACCGCACCTCGACCGGTTCCGACTCTCCGATATCCGCGTAGAACACGCCCCACGTGAAGCCGGTGACGGCCATGTAATGCGTGACCTGCGCCATGTAGTACTGCGGGGCCACGAGCTCGCCCGTCTCGTCGTGCCAGTCGGTGCGCCCACGGTTCGCGTTCGCCGTCTTGATCTCGAGAACGCCCCACGAATCGCTCGCCTCGTCGTAGACGAAGCCGTCCAGCGAGGCGTGCATCAACGGATGCTGCTTGGATACCAAGGAAATGTCGGTGCCGTCGATGACCTGGTACTCCGGGTGCAGCTGGCGGAACCGGCGGCGCAGTTCGACTTCCAAGGCGTTGCCCTTGACGATCGCCCACTTGCCGCTGATATCCTCCGGCTGCTGACGGTTCGTCTTCTCCAACCACAGGTCGTAGGGGGTCGAGTACGGGTTGAGGCCGAGAATCGTGCTCATGTCCGAACCGCCGACACCCAACGCGCGGAACGCGTGCCACGCACTCTCACGCTCCGCCTTCGTGCGCTGGCGGAAACGGTGCACGTCGAACAGTCCGGTCGCCTGCGCTGCCATGTCAACGGTCACTCGCTTCATTCCTGCTCCTTAGCTTCGACTTGCTGACGTATTCCACTCGCGCGCTCACCCTGCGCCGTTGCCTGTCGATGACGACCATGCCCGGCAACGGCATCACGTACAGGTACGGGTTGCCGGTCTGACTGTTCCGGTCGCTGATCAGATCCATAAACTCCACGATCAGTTCGCCCGGCGTCATGCTCATGCCCTCGTCCGTGATCGGGCTCCACAGTTCCACCGTGTCCGTGTCCGTCGTCATCATCCATATCCTCTCGTAGTCCGACGAGCCGTAGCCCGGCCTCGTGGATGCTCAGGCCGATGAGGCTCGCCAACGACTGCCGGGTGGGATATGCGGTCAGGATGTCAAGGTTGGTGAGCAGCCGGGCCGCGACCGCCAGCCACATGTCGTTGTCATCGGCGCTCATGCGGCCTCCGTCCTGTATTGCAGCTTGTTCTCGGTCGCCCAGCGGGTCAGTTCGTCGATGGGGTAGACCACCTGGCGTGTGTCCCTTTTCCTGCCTTCGCGTTTCACCCCGCGTTTGCGGAATCGCGGGCCTCCTCCCGTGTAGCGCAGGTTCTCAAGCGTGTGCTTGGCGACCGTGTGGTTGAGGAATTCGACGGCCTGTTTCGTGGTGAGCTCCCGAATCGATTCATCCATCGGAGTATCCTTTCTGTTGAGAGTTTTTCTTCTCGCCCCAGTAGCCGCTGGGGCTTTTCTTTTTTGCGTAACCTTGCGGTCGTGGACGGCGATGGAATCGCACCATCTCCCGGCCGTTGCCCACGGGTGACGAGTCCCGTGAATCTTGGCCGGGGGCAACTTGCAGCCGCCCTTATGGCGGACGACGGAAGAACAGGAAAAACGTCGTCCACCGGTGCAAGAAAACTGACACCGTATCTGTCAGTTGTTTTTTCAGTTATCACGAGGGTTATTCGGTTTTCCTTCCGC